TGAACGCTTCAAGCCCGGCATGATCGCCTGCCCAATTGGTGTATTGGCCAAGGTAATTCTGCCGGCGATGGAGCAGCAGCTTGGTCTTTTCGCGAGTGAATACCCCACGCCCTTTCAGGTTCGGCGCAACCTCGGCATCCCACAAGACATGATCGACCGCACCGCCGGCTGTGGACAGGGAGCCGAGCGTGAAGGGCGAGCCGTCGAAGTTCTGCCCGATGTAGAACGGCGCGAAGTGCGAGCCAAACGATTTCAGGAATCCTGAATCCCCCGCATACCAGTGTTCGACAATCAGGTCGGGGTCTTTGCCGTAGGTGGCCGCCGAATAATCCAGAACCCGTTGAAAGTCCGTCCACTCGCGCCGCGTGTCGCTGTCGTCATAGAGATAGGACCGCGCCGTTCCACTGACCGCAAGATCAAGGAACACGAACTGCCGGGTGGGATACTTCCAGCCGCAGAATGCGGCCAGAGTCGCCATGGCGAGGTTGACCTTGTTGAGCGCGATGTTGGCGTCGGTGATGGCATTCTCGGTGACGGTGTTCGCGGGTTCATCCGCATTGACGACGCTGCAATTCGGATTGGTGATGGTCGGGAAGGGCTGATTGGAAATCTGGAAGCTGGAATTGTCCACCAGAAACTCGAAGTCCGACTGGCCCATGAGTCCGATGATCGTGACGGCTGGGGTGTCGTTCGGCCACGGCTGAAGCCCGCTTTCGTCTATGGTCCGGGTTGTCCAGTTCACGGCTGAACCAAATGCCCCCGCGTCGGCATCGGCGGATGGCCCCGGAGCAAGCGCCGTGAACATCTCGGCAAGCGTCGTGATCCGGAAGGGCGCAACGCCACCCAGCCCGGCGAAGACATCGGCTTGATCGGTTTCGTTGGTCCACGCGAAGTTCCCGAAGTCCAGAGCGGCGTTGGAAAAGGCGCTCGACACGCGCGAGATGTTCTTCTGGTAGTATGCGTCCACTTTCAATTCTGTGCGGGGCGAGCTTCCAAAGCCCACGCCCGCCGCGTCAGTGCGCCAGGAAATGGAGTTGAAATATACCCGCGCCTCGGGGCCGATGACATTGAGAACGCTTGTGCCTGAATTTGAGATAGCGTTCGCCCTGATGACGATCCCCGGCCCGAGAACATTGTTCTGATTGTTGGTGAAAATGCCCTGGAATCCGCCGCGAGTGTCCCCTTCATATAAGATGTTGAACTCGAACAACCCGCCCCACTGACCTTCCGGATTGGCGTTCGCGTTGACTTCAACCGCGTCTGCGTGAGGGTTGATTAGATCGGTGCCGATCGACGTTGGACGGGATACGAAATTCCCGCGAACACGAACCTCCGGCCGCGGAAAGCCAATGATAGAGCTGACTTTGATCGCGTCGCTTTCAAAAACGTCCACGACGTTATCTTCGATGGTCTGCACCGCCAGCGAGCGGCAGATTAAGGCATTATTTGCATATCTCACGGTGTTCCGGAGAACTTCCAGTGTATGCGGCTGAATATTGCCGCCGACTTGCCCAATGAAGGAACGCAGAGCCGGCTTCGTGTCGTATGCGATGCTCGCCGCTGTGGCGGTTGCGCCACCGCCGACTTGCTCCAGCGCGTCGCCGATCTGGATCTGGCTGGCCTTGTTTACCGCTTGCCCACCTGTGGAGCCGTCGTTGAGATAAATCACCCCGTCCCCGAGCCCGTCAATCTCCACACCCATGATGGTGCGAGGCTCATTGGAGAGTGACCACCGCAGGGGGATGCCCAGCTTCTGGCCCACAACCCACGTCCCTGTCGATCCGGTCACGTCGATTCGCGCCCTGAAGTCGCCGTTCGGATCGTAAGCGGTCCCGATCATCCGGTTGTTCTCGATGACCCATCTCGTTGTCATCGAGTCGTCCATCGTGATAATCGCGTGGCTTGTGTCGCCGATTGCGCAGAGCACATCGCAATCGGCGATGCGAACCCCCGCCGATCCGCTCGCCGCGGCGGACGTCATGCTCCGGGCGCGATATTGGGAGAAGCCGGAGACGGGAACGCCGCCTTCTAGCCACCCCCTGAGCGTCAGCATACCGTGAAGAACGACCGGGCTCGGGCGAGGCGTCCCGCCGCCGAAAAGCGCCGTCTCCGTCTCCGTGAGATACACCCCCGGACGCAGCCTCACCTCCGCGTCCGGTCGCAATGCCGTCGATAGCGTCCATGGCTCCACCGCGACGACTTCCGACGCGCTGGCGCAGATCGCGGTGTTCGCCAATACGAGCACGGTCGCGTCGCCAACCACATATGCCCCCGGCGTCAGGGGCGCCGTCGTGCGTGTGAGCTGCCCGCCGGAAACGGAGAACTGCCCGTGGTAGGCCCCATTTGGAGCACTGATCGCCAGCGGCACGAACGACGTGAGGTCAAGCTCGCCGAGGAGTATGGTTCCAGAGGCTCCTACCGGACCGGAAAAAACTCTCCGCCTGAGACCGAGACCTAGCTGCATGGTATGGATCCGTCACTTGCGAAAGGGCATGGGAATCGGCATATTGCGGGGATGCAGAGAGCATTCTGGACTTTCATCGCAATCGCATCGCCGGCGGTCCTGTTTGTCGTGGGGCAAGGCATCTTGCGCATGTATGAAACCGGCGGCTACTTTTTCGCCGCTATTGGCTCATTAGCGGTGTGCGCTGCATCCGTGTCGTTTGGCTTCCTGCTTGATAGCCCCCGGCCCCCACGGTGACGCCAGCCGCCCGCCCGATGCGCTGAGCAAGGACTTCGGTCGCCTGGGAGCGAGACAGCATACCGACAAGCCTCTGCGCCTGCGCCTGCGCCTGAGCGCCGCGCGGGCCGGTGAGAAGCGTGGCGATCTCGCCAAGGATGCGCTCCTCGATTTGCGTGCGCGCTTCTGGGGTCATCTGCGTCATGCTGCGAACCAGCTTCTGCGCCGCCGCGCCTGGGGACGCGGAGAGCAATTCGCCGACAGCGCTGGGGTTGGTCAGCTTGCGGATCTCCTCGTTCATGATGCGGCGCGGTTCTGTCTTGGAGTTCTCCGCCAATCGGGCTCGAAGTTCAAAGCTGCGCGCGGCGCGATCAATGCGCTCGGTTAGGGCTTTCGCATCGGCCTTGCCGAGAACAATTTCCAGCTTTTCCCGCGTGGACCTGCTGGATAAGATCGCCATCGCCTTCACGCCTTCGCGAGCGTCCATGTTTGTGTCGCCGATGGAGCGGCGCACATTGGCCATGACTTCTTCAACCTGCCGCCGCAGCCCGATCTTCGCTTGACGCAGAAGTTCCGGCGATGCCCCGTCCAATGCGTCGGCAACGTCCTCTCGGCTGAAATTAACCTGGAGGATGCGCCGCCCGGCATCGAGCGCCTTGTCTTCGGCGATCTTCTGCCCCCCAAGTGAGACGGCGCGGTTGTATTCGGGGACAGCATCACCCAACGCCTTGCGAAGCTCGCGAGCGAGGCGACTGGGACGGACGCCAGCGGGCAATGTCTGCCCTGTAATCGGGTTCACACTCTCGGCGGCCTTCTTGTCAAGCGCCCTCTTCAAGTAGTCAAGCTGCCGAACGTCTGGCATCTCCTGAAACACCACGTTTCCGCCATCGTCAATCTGCGCCATGACTTGCCGATTCTTGATGCCGAAAGAGAGCATCTCGTTATTTGCTTCGCGGATGGCGGGGATCATTTCTTCGGGCGGGATACGGCTAAGAACATCCTCGATTGCCCGCCCCTGCGGCGAAGCGTAGTCAATCGGGGCCGCATAGGCCCTGTCGTATGCCTGCTGTCGGATCTGCGCCGTCCGTCCGCTGATGTCCCGCGCCGCCGCCTTCAGCCCGCGCGGCTTGCCGAGGAACTGATCAAGCGCCGATGTGATTTCCTGCCCCGCCTCCGCCGCCCTCTGGTCAATCGCCCGCCTCGCGATCTGCCCCGCCGGCCCGGCATTGATCGCCGCGGCGTCCATCAAGCCGGAGGTCATCGGTCCCGCATCGCCGATCATCGCGGCGTCACCGCCCTTGGCGATTTCCGCCGCAATCCGCGCCGGATCGTCGTTCTGAAGCATCCGCCCGACGATCTCGGCTGAAGGCGGCGAAACGCCCATCGAGCGCGCAGCCGATGCGTCAGGAGCGAAGCGCGCATATCGAGCCGCGTTTCGAGTCCCTGAGCTGACAACGGGAGCAATAGCGCCAACGGACGCGCCAAGCGTCCCGCCGGTTACGGCTCCTTCAAACGCGCCCGGAATGCGCGCATCGCCCTCTTCGGCAAGATACCCCGTCGTTCCGCCTTCAATAGCACCAAGCAACGCGCCGGCGCCAAGGCCGGTCAAAGCTTGCATCCCAACGCCCGCCGGAGCGACCGCCGCAACGGCCGGCGCAACAGCGGCGGCGCCGGCCACCGCGGATCCAAGTCCCGTCCCGCCTTTGATTATGGTCGCGAGGGCGGGGTTGGCGTCTCGGAAGCCCCGGATCCCGGCTTGCATCGCGCCGCGCGTATCTTCCCCGCCGATCATGCCAGCGAATTCGTCAATCCCTTCGCCGATGAAGGGAAGGCCGCTGATAGCCGTCGCCACGCCGGAAGCGATAGGGTGCTCTTTATAGACCGCGGCATCCCGCGCCGCCGCGAACTTTTCCGCCGGCGACAGGGCGCGTCCAGACGATCCGCTGGACTTGTGTGTCATACTATCGCGTTCCGCCGCAATTTTCGCTTCCTCCCGGCGGGCGCGGGCGCGCGCAAGGGCGGCTTCCTGTTCCGGGGTGAACTTGGTTTTCCCTTCACGCGCCGCCCGCTTGGCCTGCGCCCTCGCAATGGCCGCGCGCTGTTCCGGGGTCCAGTTTGCGCTCGCGTCCGCCACCTGGACGCTCCCATCATATGCCTCGCGCAGCCATCTCGGCGCATTCGCCCCCTTGCCGCCCGCGCCCCACACAGCCGGGTCGCCAAATCCGATGTGCATGGAACCGGGCTGCATGTAACCTTCCCCCGCCCCGAAGCCTGTCACCCCGTTCGCCTTGGCGCGGCGCACGATGTCCTGGAAAATGGGCCGGTCTCGCGGGTCGGCCCAGTCCAGCCGCCGCCCGTTCTTGTAAAAGAACACGTCGGCGGCTTCGCCGTGGTCGTGCCGGGTCGATCCGACGCGAGGCCCCCCGCCCGCCTTCGGTTGACCCCCGGAGAACACTTCCATCGTAACGCCCATTTCCGGCAGGAAGCTGAGCGCAGACGAAAGACGGTGGCTGACTGGGTGATTCCTCGTCGCGCCGGAATTGGCGTAGCGAAGCCAATCGGAATTTTCCGTGCTCATTCGAACGTCACCCTGTCTTCCGGGTCCATCGCCTCCCAGTCCTCCGGGCTGACGCCGGGTGGCGGGGGCGCGGTCGGCTTGGTGATATATTGATCGAATGGCGCGGGCGTGTTGACCGTGAAGCCATTGTCCGGGTCATAGGAGAACGCAGGGTTTTCTTCAATGTAGCGCCGCCATGCGGCTTGTGCGTTAGCCATGTTCCCGTTTTGGTCCAGATACCGCTCATAGAACTCCGCGCGCTGCTGGACGCGCTGAGCGCCCGCCCGAATGACCTGGATGATCTGTTTGTTCGCCTCCGGACGCTGCCCCATATTGGCGACGGCCTCGCGAAACATGCCCATCTCACGATCCGTGATCGCGCCCTTGGTCTTTGCCGTGAAGGTAAGTTGAGCCTCAAGAGAAAGTGTCTTGAATGCCCCCCGCGCGCCCGGCGTCCCCGGCAGGAATCCAACTACGTCATCGACGAGCCCAACGATTTCGCCGCCCGGCCCGGTGTAGCCTACGCGCGGCGTCCCGCCGCCTGGCGACCTCGAAACAAGAGGCTCCATCTGGTTTGCAAGACTTACCAGGTCGCCGGCGGCGGTCGCCGCTTCGCGCGCGCCCTTAATCAGATCCACGTCGGCGACGGAAAGTTCTTTGGCCATCCTGTCGGGGTCGCGCCCCGAGCCGCCGTAGGAGCCCCCCGGCCCGCCGATCTGAACGGTTCCATTCGCGCCAATAGTAATACCGCCGCCGCGCCCGGCCTGCTTGAATTCGATACGACCTAGCGGCTGGCGCCCCGCCGCCTGTTCCTCGGCGAAATACCGTTCGTATTCGTCTGGCGCGTAGGTCGTTGCTTGCTGATTTGTCGCCCCCGTCTCCAGCTTCAGAGCGATCCGAACCGCCCGATCACGCTCTGGCCCTTCCGGGATCATTTGCAACTGACGCTCAAACTCCGTTTGCTGCGCCTCCGGCATATTGAACATGCGATCCATGACGATGACGCGCTGCTCGTCGTATTCCTCCGGTAGCCCGTCTATCGTCATGCCGCTGCCCCTGGCGATATCCAGCGCCTCCCGATAGACGTCCGCCCTCAGCTCCGGGGGGGCGCCGAGAACGGCCCGCGTCAGTTGCCCCGCCTGCTGCATCATCGCCTTCCGGTCGGGCGGGGCGGGCTGCGCCGCCTGAAACGCCCCCACGGGGTCGAGCGCGCTATAGGCGCTCTGAGCCGCGCCCATGTCCCCGCTCTGAAGCGCCTGCGTCAGCGCGTTGCGATTGCCGATCTCCTGCCGAGCCTGATTGATCTGCAACCCCTGCCCGTATGAGGCGAGGAAGTTCGGGGTCGTGATCTGGTTCATACTAACATCCCCAAGGCGTCGCGGTTCAACGTGAAGGGCGGCGGAGAGAAGGCGGTTGACGTTCCTCCGCCGATAGCGCCGATAGCGCCGATTCCGTTGCTCAGGAAGTTGTTAAACTGGTTCGCGGTGTTGATCGCCGCGTCCGCCCGCGCCTGCCCCGCGGTTAAAAGCGCATTGGAACCCTGCTGTGCAAAGTTGGCCCCGGCGTTTCCGGCGCCTCCCGCTGCGCTCTGCCCACTCCCCGCGAGGGCAAACAACCTTTGCAAGCTGTTCGCATAGTCGCTTGTCGCGAAGTCCTGCCCGAACTGCGTCAGCCGCTTGAGCGTCGCCCCGCTCTTGAGCCCGCCCCGCGCCCCCGCCGATGCGTCGATAGCGTCAACGCCTTCCTGCAGCCGGAAGTTATAGCCGGGGGACGTTTCATAGCCGCCGTAGAGTTCGCCGCCATTGCGCGCAAACCGGCGATCCGCAACGCGCTGCGCCTGCGCCTCCGTTGCGAAACGGTTATTGCCGACCCTGAACACATTGTCATTGCTGACGACGCGGCCTTGACGCTGATCCGCTAACGCATTCCGGGCGCGGTTTTCGCGGCGGAACGTCTGGCCATCCGGCAAAACCCAGCGCCCGTTTTCGTCGCGTTTGAGCGTGATCGCGGGCATTTTACCGGCTTCGATCTCGCCCTGAATATACTGGCGAGCCGCCGCGCGCGTGTTGAAGTCCTTTTCGCCGACCTGGAACCGGCCAACCCGTTCAACTTCCGGGCGGAATACGTCGGGCGTAATTGAAGGCGCATCGGTCCGCAATCCGAGGTCGAATTCCAACGCCGCAAGGGCGTTCGAGCCCGCGCCGATGAACGGTTGAAGATCCTCGCGCGTCTGATCGAACATCTCGCGCTGAAGCTGAAGCGCCGCATCCGTCGCCCGGCCTTGCGCCTTTGCCGCCTTCTTGCCGCTGATGATGCCGCCCACGGTGGAGAGAGCCCCGGCGCCAAGCACGGCTGCGGTAATGCACATGGTCAGACACCTCGCAGCATTGTTTCGGCTCGCGCGAGCCCGTATCTAGAGAGAACGGCGGCCGGAATATCCTGCGCCGTGGTGATGACGGGATGCGCGCGCATCGAGCGCGCCCATTCGCAGAACCGCCCGAGAAGCCGGAAGCCGGATCCGTCCGAAGAAAACCACATCATTTCCACAGCCTCCGTTATCGTTGGGGCGTGCCAGCGCGGGCAGAGAACTCCGCCGATCATCCCGCCGCCGGAGAGGAACGCCGCGCCGTTCGGGAGGATCACATGATGAAGGAACCGTGCCGCCGCCTCGGGGTCATATTCAGCGCCGCCGCCGACTGCCTGGTAATTCGCTCGCCCCATCTCAACCATTCGGGTGATGTCGGAGAGCGTCGCCTGGCGGATCAAATCGCCCCCGCAGCGATGAAGATCGCGTCGCCCTGAGCGCCCGTAAGCCCGAGCGCCGAGGCGAACGCCGCAATCAGCGGATCGTTCCGGGGCAGGATCGTTGCAAACTCCCAATCTTCCTGAATGGTGACGGAAGCCGCCGCGATGGCCGCGCGGACGCCGCTTACACCTTCCCAAAGCCCCGCCCCGCGCAATGCCCGGACAAGCTGTATCTTCGTCACCGTCTCCGGCACGACCGGCGCAGGAGCCTCGTAGGGCGCGATCCCCATGTTCTGGAGCGCCGCCCATACCTGCCGCCCGAACGTGTCCCTAGCCTCCGCTGAGGCGGTGTAGGGGATGCTTCCGAGGATCGGATGCGCAATCGTGCAGTCAACCAGCGTCCCCGCTTCGTCCGCAAACCGCGCGTTGGTGATCGCCACGCTCATGCAAGCACCCGCAGCCAGGTTGAAACCTCGTTCGCGACCGTCGCGCTGCCCCCGATCCGGCCTTGCAGTCGCCATGTCCCGGTGAGAGGCGTCGCACCTACCGTTCCCGCCGCATCGCACGGAAACAGGTTCGATCCCGCCACAAGCTCCCCGAGGTTGAACGCCGAAGGGGGGGCGACATACCGCGCCATGACGGACATGCTTGTCGCCGCCGCCGCCCGGCCCGTCACGCTCGCCCCGGTCTGCACGTCCCGCGCGACCGTCGCCATGCGGTCCATGAACTCCAGCCCTTCGATCGTCAGCGTCCCGTCAGGGTTCACATACCGAACCAGCCTTTGGGGGCGTTGAACCTCGGCGCTCATACCACACGCACGATAGCCGCCGCTTCAAGCGGGGCGGGGTCCGTGCTGGCAAATGCAAGTTCCGCCATGAACACACGCGCCGAGCCGAGTCCGTTCCACTTCGCTCGCCCGTTCGGGCTTGTCGCCAGAATGGTCCGCGCGCGCCCGGTTGACCAAGTGGCGCCGCCGTCGCTGGAATGCCGCATCGTCACCGTGAACGAAGCACCGCCGCGCGACGGCCCGAACCGCGCCTCAAGCTCGGGGATGCGGAACACCCGCCCGTCCTGTTCAAGCGTCCGCGAGCGCGCCAGCCGGTTATAGGCGGCGCCGCCTTCCGTCCGCACATCTGCAAACCGCATGGATACCGCGCCGGTCGAAGTTTCCACGAACCCATGCCAGAGCGAGTTGCTTTGAACCGTCGCCGCGAGCCCCGTCGCCGCGCCGGTGTCATTGGCCGCGCTCCGCTCATGCCAGAGGCCCGAATTGGTGTTGAACTCCCATGCGGGACGCGAGAGAAACCGCAGCCCGATGAACTTCTGCCCGCGCGCCTCATAGGCATACATGCTTGTCGGGATCTCTCCCGCGATGGCGTCCTCGATGGCCCGGTTGGAGACCGCCTGGTGCTCGCCGCCCCGCCATTGCATGACCTTCTGATCGTCGCTCACGATCCACAGGCTATCGAAGGCCGACACCGCCAGCGCGCGCGAGCGGATGCCCACGTCATAGACCGCGCCCGGAATGCGCGCGAAAGCCTCCGCGTTCGCGAGTCCGGTGTTCGCCCATATCTCCGTCGAGTTACGCCCCATGAGGTAAAGCCGCCCCTGAGAGGCGATGATGCGAAACATGTTGTCGGTTCGGCCTTCCTTCGTGGCGAAATCCAGCGCATCAAGCGAAGTCGGGTCCGCGAGCCCGGTCCACATGATCTGCGGCCCGGCATTCTCGGAAATGATCGTGTAGCCGTCGAGATAGGCCAGCGAGCCGACGTTGCTGAACGCGCCGCCGGTCGGGGCCGATAAGCCCGGCGTTCCGATGTTCCACAGGCGATACATCCCGCCGACCGCTATTGTAACGAAGCCGTTGTTGGTCTCTATTGTGCCGTTGCGGTCCACGAAGCCGGAGCCGTTGAAGTTCCCTAGCGCCGTTACTGTCCCGCCCGTGGTCACGCTGTCGAGGTAATAGGTGATTGTGCCGCTGACATCCCGCCCGCTGAGAACATACATTGTCCCCGTCGTTCCGGTCAATTCCGTCGCCGCGATGACCGCCACACCCGCGCCGCCGCCCGCCAGCGCGCCGCCGAACGTCGCAAGCCCCGCAACGCATCGCAGAACCAAAGGCGAACGCGCGGCCTCCGAAGCTGCCTCCGGAACAAGGTTTACCAGCCGCTCGCCGGTGTTCACTCCATGATCCGCGAGCCGCGCGCTTTCCGCCGCGAAGATGACCTTCGGCATCAGTCGTCGTCCCCGAAGAAAACGCTTTCCTCGCGATCAAAGCCAAGCGCGTCGTCAAGGGACAGTGCCGCCAGCGCCACTAGCAGCGGCGAAGGAGGCACGTTGTAGGACGCGCAAAGCTCCAATGCGAGATTGTTCACGACCGCCTGCCACCATTCTCCGGGCACATCCGCAACATCGCCCAACTCCGCGTCTTCGATCTCCCTCTCATAGGTATATTCCACTGTCTCGCCGCCAACCGACCCCAGAACGGGCCAGACATAGAACTTTGCCGCTTCGCGCTGCCGATCATAGTAGAACTGCGTCGGGATACCCGTGGTCGTCTTGACCGGCAGTTCGTCATATTCATCCCGCGTGAGCACTTGCATCGGTATCTCGACGCCGCTCCGCTTTACCCTGGCGCGGAGAATGCGCAGCGGCCGAACCGGCGACAGGTCATAGCTTGTCGCCGTGGTGAGGGTCAGTGTGCCGCTCGCCTTGGTCCAGAGGTTCATGCCCTTGTTCTGCCACGCCTTGAGCATGAAATTAAGAAGTTCCAGCCCCTCCGCAGCATCCTCCGTCGATGCCGTCTCATTAACGGAAATCAGCCCCGCCTTGCGCAGCGCCCCCGTGATCAGTTGCGTGTTGGTGCGCGTTCCGGTGACGGCCATCAGAGGTCCTCCGGCGTGGTCTCATTTGCGGTGTCGTCGCCGGTATCGGGGCGCACCCAGGGCGGGGACTGCCGATCCGCCTTGCCCCGAATCTTCTCCTGCGGGTGTCGAACCTCCCAGCAGTGGTTGGTCCCGGCCCCCGCGCACACCCGGAGTCCGGTCCATTCAAGGCGAAGGTGATGGTTTTTGTATTTGAACCCGCACCTGTCGCAAATTGCGTTGTGGCCGCCTTCAACATATGGAAACTCGGGCATCTCGAAACCTCACGGCGACAGACACGCCAAGATCAGCGCTCCACCGCGGCGAAGATGTAGTCGAAATCCGTCGTCTCCGCGCCCGCCGCGCCGTTCAGATACCCGATCCCAAGCGCCATCCCCCCGGCGGGGACGCTGACATTCGTCATGCTCGCGACCTTTGCCCCGTCCGCGTAAAGCGAAATCTCGCCCTTGCCGTCGTAGTAGGCTTCCAGCGTGACGAAGGTGTCGGTCGCGAGCGTCGCCACCGTGGCGCTGTCCGCGTCGGTCGTGTTGTCGTCCACGTTGAAATAGACCGCCGCGGAGCCGTCGTCGCTGACGAAAGCAAAGCGCAGGGTGGCCAACTGCGGCGTTACGCTCGTTGAGTGAAACCCGAAGATGAAATCGGACTCGATGGCGTTGCCAACCGCGATCCGGCACTTCAGCCATGCTTTCTTGCCGGCCCGGACAACCCAGCTCTCGCCGGGGCTCTCATACCATGCGCCGTCATTCTCGTTCGCCGCCGTCGTCAGGCGCATGATGCCGCCATCGGCGTCCGCGATCACCGACCCCGACGTGCCGACTCCGACGGAAACCGCCGTCACCGTCCAGCCCGAAAGCGCATCATCGTTGAAGTCGTTGAAGTAAAGGTTATACCGCGTCGGGTCGAACATGCCGAACATGTCGAGCGCGGAGCCCTGAACGGCGTTCGTAACGCCGCTCGGGAAGCGGGAAGGTGCAGCCATCTTGGAATCCTCCATCGTCTGGTTGAGACGCCCACGCGGGGCGATGAGGGATCGGCGGGGCCGCTATAGCCCCGCCGGTTGTC